AGAAGATCTATCATCTTTTAAAGGTATGGTAGACGAGCTTAGAGACACTTGGACCAAGAAACAAATGTTTCGAACAGAAACAGAAGCAAGGTTTTCTGTATTACAAGATAATAGATATCCAACCAAAGCATCAAAATATTGGCAGTGTGTTAGAGAACAGTCATCATACTTAGATAACCTAATGACCTTATCGTTTGATTATAGAAGAAACGAAGCAAAGATTAAATGGTTAGAAGGTAAAGTTGAAAAAGAAGAAGATGAATATAAAAAAACTAAATATAAAATAGATTTAGACGAAGCTATATTTGGTAAAGCTTCTATGGAAAAAGTTGCTAAACATAGAATGAGAGAAATTAAAATGTGGTCTAAATTAAAAGGTGAATTTAATGATGGATCGTTTAATGACAAAGATGTTAATCAACATCAGTTAGAATCTTATGGTATGCAATATCACGAAAAAGCAAAAAGTTTAAATGCAAATTCTAGTTAAGCTGAGGTGTTTAATGTAATGGGACAACTACAATCATTACAAAGAATTAAAAAATCTGGTGAATTAGAAAGCAGTTACACAGAGAAAGAACAAATTGAACAACATGGAAAACCTAAAGTTTGATTTTATATTTTTAGGTCAATCTGTTTTAAAGTATCAAGTGCCTTTTGATATATTTATTACGATTAATCAAATATACGAACAAAATTTTAATAACCTTACACCTGCTAATAGTCAGTTAGTAGGTAAGATAAAAAATGAACACTCATTGTTTTATCAAGGGGTTGATCAAACAAAAATGAAAAATCATAATGTATTGCCTAAAAATGTTACAGATTATTTTATGACTGTGTTTAAACATTATTTAACATTTAATAAAATTAAAGATTACGACATACATCTTAATTCTATTTGGGTTAACGAAATGAAACAACACGAATACAATCCAGCACATATTCATAGAGGTATGTTGTTTACAGGTCTATCAAGTGTAATGATTTTAAAATTGCCATCAACATATGGTAAAGAATACTCAGCAGGACACATAAAACAAAATGGTAGATTACAGATATTAGGTGCAGCTAATGGTCAGTTTGCAAAGATAGATTATCAACCACCGATGGACCTTAGAGATTTTTATATTTTTCCTTATGATATGAGACATACAGTATATCCATTTAATGGGACCACTGAGACTAGACGAACTCTTGCTGCAAACTGTGATGTACAGTTTGATCCAATAAAAAATAGAGGTGCATTATAATGGATAAACAATATTACATAGATAATCATATAGGTATATTTAAAAACTTTATGTCTAATGAATTAATAAATGATTACACAAACTATTTTAATAAATGTGAACAACAAGGTGCAGTGTATCCAAGACAAGTAGATGAAACGTTAATATCAGATCATGCAATCGATACTATAAGAGATACTAATGTTCCCATGACTTACAATAACAAACCTTTTATAGATATGTTTTTTAAAGATGTGTATCCTCTGTATGTTCAAAAATATTCATACTTAAAAAAGTTGGCTACACATAATATATTAGAAGTAAAGATACAAAAAACTAAAGTTGGAGAAGGTTATCATATGTGGCATTGTGAAAATGCTGAAATGAAAGCTAGAAATAGAATACTAGCTTTTAGTGTTTATCTTAATGATGTTGCAGAAGGTGGAGAGACAGAATTTTTATATCAAAAATGTAGGTTTAAACCTGAAAAAAATACACTATTAGTTTGGCCTTCACAATTTACACACGTTCATAGAGGCAATCCCCCTCTGTCGAATGACAAATATATAATAACGGGATGGGTAGAATACGGATATTAATATGATAACAGAACCACGTTGGAAATCTTACATAGTTGAGACAACACGACCAATCTTTACACCTGAACAATGTCAAATAATTATTAAAGCAGGTAGAAGCGAACCTAAAAACGATGGACATATTGGAGGTAATCAAGGAATTAAAGGTGGAGTCCATGATACTAAAACAAGAACTTCACATATAAGTTGGATACCATTTAAAAAAATGACAGATATGTATAAAGACATAGAAACAATTATGAAAACTACTAATGGTAATCATTTTGGTTTTGATGGAATGACAATTACAGAATATGCACAGTACACAGAATATCCAGAAGGAGGATTTTATGATTGGCATGTAGATAATGATGTAAACATGGCTAATGAACCACCGGTTCGAAAAATATCTATGACTTGTTTGTTATCTCCTGAGAATGAGTTTGAAGGTGGGGATTTAGAATTAATGTCTGAAGGTAAAGTTGCAAAAATAAAACAAGGACACGCAGTATTTTTTGCATCTTTTATAAGACACCGAGTGACACCCGTAATACGTGGTAATAGAAAATCTTTAGTTATGTGGTTTGGAGGCACACCATTTAAATAATGTATAGAGATTTACATTTTCCAACGCCTGTCTATATTGCAGATATAGAACACCCAACTCTTAATCAAGAATTAGAAAGAGATATTGTAGCTTGGTCTAAACAAGATAAAGGTATAGTTAGAACTAATGTACAGGGTTGGCATTCAACTACTAATATGGCAGAGTTACCACAATTTAAAAAACTGGTTGATATGTTATATGCGTGTCAAAAAACAATATACGAACAAGAACATTATGAAAGTGAACCAGTATTAGGTAATATGTGGGCTAATATAAATCCACCAGGTGGAATGAACAGAGCACATCAACATCCTAATTCGTTATGGTCAGGTGTATATTATATTAAAGCACTTAAAAATTCAGGAAATTTAAAAATAGATGATCCAAGATCAGTTGCTTGTATGTCTAGACCAAGACAAAAAGATGGAGAAAAACCTGCACGATTATTTAGAGAAACACATTATGAGCCAATTGCTGGAAGATGTATTATGTTTCCCTCTTGGTTAATGCATTGTGTTGACCCTAATAATTCTAATGATATAAGAATATCAGTGTCTTTTAATTTTTTACAAAAGTGTATGATGGTATGAGTTTTAAAGATAAAAAATATCAAGTAATAAAAAACGCTGTATCATACGATTTAGCTAATTTTATATTAAACTATTTTTTACTTAAACGAGATACAGCAAGTTATATGTATCAACATAACATACACTCACAGTCCCCAATACTTGGAACATGGACCGATAAACAAATACCTAATACTTATTCATGTTATGCTGATTTTGCTATGGAAACTCTTATGGTTAAAATGTTACCAGTAATGAAAGAACATACTGGATTAGATTTAATACCAACATACTCTTATGCTAGAGCTTATAAAAAAGGAGATTGTTTACACCGACATAAAGATAGACCTAGTTGTGAGATATCTACAACAGTTAATTTAGGAGGAGACCCTTGGCCTATATTTATAGATGGTACAGGTGCTAATAATGTTATTAACGAAAGACAAAATGTTGTAAAACCCAATGCTCCTGCAGGCACAAAAGTCTTGCTTGAAGTAGGGGACATGCTAGTATATAGTGGCTGTGAACTTGAACATTGGCGAGAGCCTTTTGACGGGAACATTTGCGGTCAAGTATTTCTACATTATAATCATGTGAATGGCCCATTTGCTGATAAAAATAGATTTGACGGAAGACCTATGTTGGGTCTACCATCATTTGTAAAATAGTATTATAATGAGGTTATATGTTACAAAAATTAGGATTTGTACCTGGGTTTAATAAACAAGTCACAGAGACCGGGGCCGAGGGACAATGGTTTGATGGCGACAATGTTAGGTTTAGATACGGCACTCCAGAAAAAATTGGTGGTTGGACACAGCTAGGAGCAGATAAACTAACAGGTGCAGCTAGAGCTATTCATCAATGGGATGATAACGCTGGTATTAAATACTCAGCAATAGGAACTAATAGAATTTTATATGTGTACTCAGGGGGTACGTATTATGACATACACCCTATAAGAGCTACACTTACAGGTGCTAATTTTACAAGCACATCAGATCAAAATATAATTACAATTACATGTACAGGCGCACATGGATTGGCAGAAAAAGATATTGTAATGTTAGACAGTGTAACTATTCCTGCATCATCAAGTTTTGATGCTACGGATTTTGAAGATAAAAAATTTATGGTAACTGCCATACCTACAACTACAACTTTTACTATTACAATGGGGTCTACAGAAACTGGCACGCCAATGAGCGCAACAGGATCTACGTCTGTTTTATGTTACTACCACGTAGGACCAGCACAACAACTCGGAGGTTTTGGTTGGGGTACAGGTCTATACGGTGGAACAGCTTTAGGAGCAGCTACAACTACATTGTCAACTGCTATAACAGATTTAGTAACAACAGATATTGTGTTAGCAAACACTGCAGCTTTTCCATCATCAGGAGAAATTAGAATTGGTACAGAAGATATAAGTTTTACAAGTAACAATACCTCTACAAATACTTTAAGCGGAGGAGCAAGAGGAGTTAACGGAACAACAAAAGCAACACATAGTGGTGGAGCAAGTGTTTTAAACATATCAGATTATGTTGCATGGGGTGACCCGTCTAACGCTGACTTTACAATTGATCCTGGAATGTGGGTATTAGATAACTATGGAACAAAATTAATTGCACTTATTTATAATGGTCAATGTTTTGAATGGGATGCTTCTGCTGGAAATGCTACATCTACTAGAGCAACACTATTAGCTAATGCACCAACAGCGTCACGTCATGTATTGGTATCTACACCGGATAGACACTTAGTATTTTTTGGTACAGAAACTACAGTAGGTAATACTGCTACTCAAGACGACATGTTTATAAGATTTTCATCTCAAGAAAGTATTGATGAAACAGATTCTTACACAGTCAAAGCAAACAATACTGCAGGCACACAAAGACTTGCAGATGGTTCTAAAATTATGGGAGCTATTAAAGGTAGAGATGCAATTTATGTATGGACCGACACAGCATTATTTCTTATGAAGTTTGTAGGCCAACCATTTACATTCTCATTTGAACAAGTAGGAACTAACTGTGGATTGTTTGGTAAGAATGCATGTATAGAAGTTGATGGTTCTGCTTATTGGATGTCCGAGAATGGATTTTTTACTTACGATGGTCAATTAAAATCTATGCCATGTCTTGTTGAAGATCATGTTTACGATGATATTAATGCTGTATCTAGAGACCTTATTAATGCAGGTTTAAATAATTTGTTTGGTGAAATAACTTGGTTCTATTGTACATCTGCATCGGATTCTGTTAACAGAATGGTTACTTATAATTACTTAGACTCTAGTGCTAAACGCCCTATATGGACGACAGGTACTTTACCTCGAACAGCTTGGAAAGACTCGGCAGTATTTGATAAACCTCATGCAACCTTTTATGATTCAACAGATAATGCAGCTAGCGATTGCACTGGAAATACTGATGGTATTACTATATACTATGAACACGAAACAGGGACCGATCAGATTAATGCTGGTGGTGTAACAACTGCTATTATAGGCACAATTACTTCTGGTGATTTTGACATTACACAGAAACGAGCTTCTACTGGAGCTGTTGTGGGGATGCCAGATATTAGAGGTGATGGTGAATTCATTATGAGAATACAAAGATTTATACCAGATTTTATTTCACAGACAGGTAATACTAGAGTTAGTTTTGTAACAAGAAACTATCCTAATAGTTCTGCAACTACTACAAACTTTGACGTAAGTTCTACTACAACTAAAAAAGACACACGACTTAGAGCCAGATCTATTGCTATTAAAGTTGCTAATACTACAACTAATGAAGATTGGAAACTCGGTACATTTAGACTAGACATTGCACCGGGAGGTAGAAGATAATGGTAGCTTTTTATAATCCTGGAGATCAAGAACTTTACAAACAATTTCAATATCTTCCTCAAGAACAATTTAGATTAGGTCTTAACTTACCAAAAAATACAGAAGCAGAAGCTGTTAATACTACATTTGGTATACCGGCAACTAACGCTTTTACTGGAAGTGGGAACAAAAATTATTTTACTGGTTCTACTGATCAATTAATAAATAATTTTAACGCTGCTAATCAACAAGGTTATTTTAATAGTTTACCTACACCTAATGTAGACTCTTTAGATCAATCTATGAGAGATAAAACTTTTATGGGTATGAGAAGTTATAATGAAAATCAAGATGTAAATCCTGTAGACGCTGGAGAATATTTAGCAGCTAATCAAGATATACCTACAAGATTTGATCCAACAATAGCCGGAAAAGTACAAGAAACTTTAGATAAAAGTAAAGATTTAATTGGAAAAGGTATTGCCGCTTTTGGAGGTTTTGGACCAGTTTCTTTTATTGCTAGCAAGTTAGATAGATTTAATACTTTACCAGCAATGGATAGAGAATATATAAATCAAAGTAAATATTATACAGGCCCAACTGTATTTGGAGAAAACAATTCAGGCCTTGGTAAAGATCCTTTTGGTATTAATGTAAGATCAATGTTTGGAAATTACGGTGCATACGTAGATAAAACAGCAGAAGAACTAGAAGAAAAAAATAAAATAAAAGCTTTGACAGGATTACAATTAAAAAAATTAAATTTTTACAGAGCAGAAAAAGAAAAAAGAGCTAGAGATTTAAAAATAGCACAATCAGAAGCAGCAGCTATGAATGATAAAGCACAAAATCAAAATTTTCAACAAGCAGTTGCACAAGGGAGAGAGTTTTATGATCAATTTGGTAAAGGTGGTGAAGGGGCAAGTCAAACAAGAGAACAAGCCGGACCAGGATTTAGTGGTTCAGGTACCGCAGCCGAAATGGGTTCTTTTAGATATGGAGGACTAGCAAGTATTTTATAATGGCAAAGATAGTAGAATCATTAACTAGAGCAGAACCAGAATACAGTCAAAGAAATATACAATCTTTGGTCAGGGATCTTGACTCAGTAATTACAAAATTAAATAGTACGTTTCAAGACGAAGTAAAACAGGAGATAGAAGCTAAGAGTTTCTTTCTAGAATAATGGCAGTAGTAAACCAATATAAATTTTACGGTAAAACAACGACAGCTGCAGAGACTGTAAACATGTTATCACCAGCTGTTAACGAAACTTATATTGTTAAATCATTAAGAGTTACAAACAAATCAGGTTCTAATACACCCACTGTAACTATTAAAAATAATGCATTTGAGATAGTAAATACACAAACACTAGTAGCTGCTACAAGTGTAGAAATATTAACTTTACCTTTAATTGTAGAAGGTGGGACTGTATTATCTTACACCACAGCTGGCACCGTATCAGATGGTGTAGTATTTGGTATTAGTTATCTTAATATATTAAAGGAGAAAATAGACTAATGGAAATAAAACAAGCAAAAGTAGAGACTACTTATAGACATAAAAAAACTGGTGAGGTTTTTAAGGAAAGAAAAGACTGGGAAAGCAAAGGTTTTAAGAACGAAGACATGGCACAAGACGTAAAAGTTATAATGCCTCCTCTTGATTTGTTCTCAAAAACCAAGTAAACATAGGAATTAAGGTAAAATTATGGCAATATCTAGAATGCAAGAACCCAGACAACTCTATGGATTAGGAAGCTTAGTTAAAAAAGCTGTTCGTGGTGTTAAAAAAATTGTTAAAAGTCCA